TTTGTACCATTTGTAGAAAGTTTTATCTGTAAATATTTCTACAATTTCACTAGCAGGTACTTGATCACTTCTTATACATTCTGCAAGTGACTCATATTCATAGGTATCAACCTTACGAGTCATCTTTTGTTTATTCTCACCCATTGTTATTATAGTTCTATTCTGTTTTGATAAACTCATTGACAATCATCTCCATATTGAACACCTGGCATGATCTTATATAAATCTTGCAAAGGACCTGTTTCTTTAATTTGTTTTTTTCGTTCTTGTTTTTGATTATAATTAATCACTAAAAAAACAATTGTAAAACCTATCATAGTAATTGTCATACCAAACAAAAACATTCCTATTCCATATTGTGCTGTCATTATTTCTCCTCTAGTTTTCTTATTTTAAATATCATTCTAGCAACTCTTTTATCATAGTCTTTAGTTGTAGAAAATTTATCTAATTTTTTAATAAGTTTTAATGCGTCAAGTTGCTCATTCTTTGTTAGCATACTTGCTCTTAATTCTCTAAACTCTTTATAGGCAGAGTGATTGTTTAATAGATCAATATAATAATTAACACTATCACATTTACTGGCAAATACTTTTACACCCCAACCAGGCCACTTTGTGACACCTTGTGGTAATAGATGTATTGTTTCTTTGTTAAATGTTCTTATACCAAATAGATTGTTACCTTCGGTAGCAAACCTTGATTGACCCCAAGCAGACTCTAATGCTGCCTGACCTATAATCATCTCATATGGTACTCTCTTATCTTTAGGCAACGTAAAATTTATAAAATTAATACATTTGTGCATTGCCCTTACAAATTGAATATCATTACTATATGTAAATTCAGGTTCTTGTAAATCCATTGCCTTAATTTGATTCATATAAAATATGTCAAGTTCTAAATTAACCTTTGCTTTTGCCGATTTGTTAGGATTATTTGTACCCCACCAATAGGTTGCTGTCATCAAAGCCATTACTGCAAAAAAGACCTTAGTATAAAACCAAGCCTTATTCGCTAAATTATGCCAATTAAATTTTGCCATCTTTAACTACCTTCTTCAAGTCTTTTACTGACTTCTTTTTATCAATCATAACATCATACCATTTAAATCTAACCTTATGTTCATTTGATGGCCCGATAAGTGGCACATCATATTGTCTTTGAAAAGTTAGAAGACCTTGAAGATATAATGTCACTAACAGGTCCATTATGCCTTTCTTATCTGTATGGTCTTTAGGTACCGTAGGTGTTTTAAAATAACCTTTACCTTTAATTAGTTCGTTTAAAATGTCTTTGTGTTGTTTCAATAGTTTCAATTTGACCTCCTTACATAATATTCATAACCGTGACTACTAAATTTCTTTTGCGTGAATACATATTCACCAGAGTCTTGCAACTCTCTATATTGTTTAAATATTTTTTTTGATGTCTTACCAGGATAGTTCTCTAATATATCCTTATGTAGATGTCCTGTATAATAATTGTGCCATGTTTTGTTGTCACAACTAACAATCTTTTTAACACCGACTTTGATTTGATTTTTTAACCACACGTCCATAATATATCTTTCTTTTATAATCTTAAGCCAACATAATTGACTTTAGGTTCAAAGGACCAGAATATGTCATTGTGGTTTCCTGTATCACCTAGGTTTTGCATTTGGTACAAGTGTACCATTTCATGGACTAAAGTATCCAAAAAATCTTTTTTATTAGGATAAGAAGGTAACATCTCTAATTTATAGAGTCTAGTACCTGCTCTTTTCCACTCTAATACTACTACTTGACCTATACATTTTTGTCTAGCAAGGTCTTTAATTTCTACCTGACCGAACGGCGATAGTTTGCCATTGAACAGAGCATTGTTTAACATCTTAAAAAAGTCTTTTATATCCTTGTACTTTGTAATATATTTTCTTGTAGTACAAGTTTCTTTTTTAAGTTTACGTTTTAACTTTAATGCTTTTGATTTTCTAGTAGTTTTTTTTGGCACTATTTTTATCCTCTCCTTTAAAAAATATTCCCATAACTAAACAAGCAAGAATTACAATAAACAATTCTTGTGGTATTAAAGAGTAAACTATTTGAAGTGACTCGTTGATTAGACTAATTGCATCCATCATTCATACCACCTTTTTCTAATAGTTTACATTTGTATTCATGGTCTGCCTTTAATCTCATATCAGAAGCAACGCCATCTAATATAGCAGGTAAATACATTTGAAGAATAGAGATAGACTCAATCATAAACTGATGAGCAACTGCCTCTAATTCTTTTTCCATAATATAAGATATGTCTATATCAGTACCTTTGATAGTTTCTGATATAACATGACCAACAACTGCGGTTGTCTTCTCATCTGCCTTAACTGAATTATTTAAAGCAGTAAGACCGAACCACAAAATTGCAAGAAAAAATATAAGTTTCTTCATTACTGCATACTCTTTTGTAGGTCTTCTTTAGCATAGTATAAAACTTCACCGACATTCTCATGGTTGATGTCTAGTAAGTTTACATTATCAACATCCATGATGTCTTTTATAGCAGTTTGTTCGGTGATTAAATTATCTGTGTAATGTTTGATAATCTTATCAACTTTAACTTCAGCTTCATTTGTGTAGTATTGTTTAACTTTACTCATAACTATTTATTCCCTTTCATATTGTAAGTATTAATTGTTTTCATACTCATATATTATCAGAGTTTGGTATAGTAAACAAGCAAAAAATGGACTATTTTGTCCGTTTGTTTTGTTGATAGGCAAGGGTTTTTAGGGTGCGACAATCTGAACATCTAAATGTTCTCTGTTTGTTCTACACCCTAAGGTTGAATTATATCGAATCTATGCTGTTTTGTAGTCGTCATTCCAACCAAATGCTTCTTTTACAACAGCGTCTGTTAGACCTTTGTATAAGTTGTTCAGGTTCTTTTCTTTTGTAGCGACTAATAACTTCGCTTCATCAGCATGTAAACCTTCTAGCATTTGTATATACAACATCTCTTTTCGAGTTTTAGTTGTTCTTGTATCAGCGCCTTTAACAAAGTGCCATAATCTTTTTGACTCTGTATATAAAAGTGTATGCTCTGTGCCTGCTGGCGCTTCATTCACTTTGTATGGTGGACTACCTTCAGGTAAATCCCATTCAATATTAGGGTCAAAAGCACCTTTTAAGATTTGTCTTAAAGGTACTGAATCATTTTGTTTAAGGACTTTTATTTTGTCCTCTTTCATTTTAGCGTTATTTACTTTTGTTAAAATTTCTGATAATAGTGGAGCAGATGAACCTGCATAATCCATTGATTGTGTTGTGTTAGTTGGCATTTTTATATCCTCATTTTGTTATGTATGTAGGGCGAAAAACGCCCTACATTTATTTATGCGTATGAGAAATTACGCTTTGTAAGCATACGGAGTTCCGTATAACTTTTTGATACCAGCAGCGATAATCGCTTTTGTAGGTACACCCATTCTGTATGAAGTACCTTTAGCAGTTTTGTTGATGTAGATCATATTGCCTTCTGATCTTAACGTGTCAACTAATGCTCTTGGTGATACCAAGTCAAATTTGTTCCTTAGATTTTTCCAAGTCACAGACTCACCTTTAGATAAAAGATTTAATACCTTTTGTCTTTTTGATAAAGTTTTTCTGCCTCTTCTTTTAGCAGTTTTTACAACTCTCAATGAGTCATTTGCGAATAATGATTTAAACATTATATTCTCCTTTTATGTTGGCATGATTAGAGTTAATAAGTTTGCCATTCTTAATAACTATCCCAAAGTGCTTTATGGAATTCTTAAAACTTGTCATAGTCTATTGTGATAGCATATAGGTCTTGTCCTGAACCTTTTGTCATCACAGCCTTATCTGTTTTAGTTTGTAGAGGATGTTTTATCTTTTGTGTTCTTAACATCATAGATTTTAATGCCTCTGATACAAGTTTATAATCTCTTAAAAAATTCTTATCTGTTACCTTTATATTCTCACTATGTAATTTTATTAAAATATTTTCTGTAATCTCATCACACATCGCCTGACAATATATCTTTTGGTGTTCTGTTTGTATTCTTTTTTCCATTGCCTTGTCTTGTTCAGGCGTTGTGGGTCTTCTATACTTCTTTGGGAAAGGTATAATATTGTCTGTTGTTTTAGCCATCTGCATTTATCTTTTCACCTTTGAAGTTTACTAAACCTTTATCGGTATAATATTCAACTAGTTCGTTATAACCACCGATATGTTTATCATCTATAATTATCTGAGGCATAGTTCTCACTTGTTTACCTACGGCCTCAAATAACTCGTCTGGTGTTTTAAAGTCTTTACCAAACATCTTTTCTTCGTACTCAAAGCCTAGATTCTTAACCATAGATTTTGCCTTTTCGCAAAATACACAATTAGGCTTTGAGTAAATAGTTATCTTATCAGACATTATTGTTGTACCACTTCTACTTCAACGTCTTTATAAGCCTTCTCTGCAAGTTCTTTTAACTTGTAAGCGTCAACAACACTATCAATATTGTAGTTGTACATCTTATTAAACTCACCTAGAGGTAATCTTAAACCAATCCATGCACGGTAGTATCCGCTTGTAGTCATGGTTACCTCTTGAGCGAATACTTCATATCCTCTCACTGGTGTGTCTTTGATATGGTTTACAAGAGCAGACTCAACGTCATTTACTATTGTTTTGTTTTGAGTATTACCTAGTTCAGAAACAAATATTTTAATCTTTTTATTCATTTCACCTTTGATAATATCAGCCATTTCTGCTTTCGCAATCATCTTTGCCTTGTCAATTGCAAGTTCTAAAGATGGTGAAACAGCACTACCTACACCGTAGATACATTGTTTATTTTTAGATTTGCCAAATCTCTTTTTATCACATGCCTTATTTTCTGCAATATCAGCCATATACCAAGCAGGCACTTTTTTAACAGTATTGTTGCCTTCTTTTTTTATTTTATATGTTGATGATGTACAATTAGTCAGTAATAAACCTAGACTAGCGATCATTATATATTTGAGATATTTACTCATTCACTTTCTCCTTCACATTATTATACACATTATACACTATTTCTTTAGTTTTGTCAACAGCCTGTGTATTATTAACTGTTGCAACAAAAGGATCCCATGTAAAAGCGATACAAACCCACGCAAATACAAGGATAACTGCGGTCTTTATCATTTAAGTATCTTCCATTCTCCGTTTGGTTTTAAACAAGCAGTACCAGGTCGTTTGAACCAACTATCTGGTCTTGCATATTTCCGACAATACAACGGTGCATTATCATCTTTGTAATAGAAAGCAGCAAATAACTCCCAATATCCTGGTTTTTTTGCCTTTTCTAATTCTATTTGTTTTTTCAACTTCTCTATTTCTTCGTTCTTTGTTATACCAAACTTTGTATCGCTACAATGTAATTCTTCTTTTTTAATTATGTTATCGCCTTCTTGTTTTATAATGACGGTTACAAAACACCATTGACCGTCAGGTGTAACCCAACGCTCTTTTATATTTTGACTCATAACGTCTTCATCTCTTGTAACCTTAATTGTTCCTTCACTTGTATTCACAACTGATACAGGATAAATATTACCTGATAAATCACCATTCTCATTTGCAAATAGATATGTACAGACTAATATAAAAACTATACTGTAAAACATTAACTTAATATATGTTCTTGGATCAAATGGCATTATTGTATCTGTACCCTTCCGTCAGGCATAATACATGCCGTACCAAAATTTGTTTTTCTAATAGGGCCACTTGCAAAATAAGCAACAGGCCATGATGGTGTAATATTAATTGTTGACTCATAATCTCTACATTTGATAGGTCCTTTGTACCAAGTATTAGTAGTTTTAATTATACCTGAATTTTTAGTATTAGGATTAAACCAGTTAGTAATATTAGGTTTGTTAGGAGCACCAATTAAGTGATCTACAAAATATTTCTTATGTGTATTAAAGTCATCATTCCAGATTTGATCTGCACCTACAATCGCACCGACAGAGGCACAGGCAGCAATCGTTGTAGGGTCACTTACAACACCTGCACATACACCACCTGAAGTAATTGCACCAGCAGAAGCACCAGTAGTAGAAACCATATAGTCTCTACTTGAACAATTAGTCAATAATATTAATAATAATAATGTTAATATTTTATTCATTAGTTAAGTTTCTTTTTCTTTTCTTCTTCTTCTTCTCTTTCTTTTTTCATCCAGTAAGGTTCAATACCGTGTTTTTCATACATGTACATTTCAGGATTTCCTGAGGCATACATTTTAATTAAGTTATCAAATTTAATTTTGATACTTCTATATTGATTCGGATGTTCTTTTTTTGCGTCAACATGTCCTTGCAAATATGCAATTGTGTGAGCGTAATCGTTTTTCTTTTTCTTTGAGTCTTTGTTTTTTACGATATTAAATTCTTCGTAAATCATTTCTTTAGTCATCATAATGTTTATCCTCCACGTTTGTTAACATTTATTAATAATAATATCACCTTTGTTCTTTATTGTCAAGCATAAAAAAAGCATTGATTTTACTAGGTTTATAGAAGAACAAAGCAAGAACATTAACCTATTTTTCGTATTTTCCCTTGTCATTTGCAACTAATAAACATTCAGATTGTATTGATTCTATTTGAGCGTCTATTTCTGCGTCTGCTGACTTAGGAGTTTCATACTTCATCTTCCTAAGTCTATCAGACATAACTTTTAAGGAATCTATCTTATCGCAAAAATGACTAATTTTGTGTATCATTTTTACTTTTAAAGATTTGATTCCAAGGCCACTTCTTTTTCATCTCAGCAAATGAATTAGCCTGATATTCTTTTATTTCTACCCACTCATTCTTTACATGATTGCCTACTGCATTAGGTACATTAGCAACTGAATTAATAAAATCAGATGGTTTTACTTTATCATCAGCATTTGCCATGCTTATTGATATTACTATTACTGCGACTAATGAAGCAATGAATAGTGTTGTACTTTTCATATTCCACATTATGTTTTTCTCCCCATTGTGTTGAAATCAGCCTTATCTACAATTTGATAATTACCTTTATTGTAAGCAATGCCGATAGTTTTACCTTCAGGTAGTTGTATTTTTGGTTGTTGTCTTTTAATACAAGCACCTGGGATTCTATCACTTGTTGGTATAGAATTTCTTTTAATGCCATTAATATCTAACGTATAATCTGGTCTTTTAAAACCAGTTAGAGTCTTTGTAAAAGACTCTCTATTAATCTTTAACCACTTAGGTCTATTCGTCTTCTTCTTCTTTTTCACGTTGTTTCTGTTCCTCTACAAAACCCTCATGTAATAATTCAGAGGTTGTTTTTTCTTTAAAACCTGTAACCATAAAAGGTTCTTGCTCTGATTGTGTTTCTGCCCACGAATCAAATTGTTCTATTTGTTGTTTCATATCTTCTCTTACTTCTATTAAATCATCGGTTGCACTAACAACATGTGATTCTACTATCTTGCTATCATTATACTTCATTGATTGCAATTTGTCAATAGCACTTTTTATCTTCTTTAAATAATCTCTTTCCTTGATAAACATTACTTAACACTCCTTTTTAAATCATCTCTATTATTTACAAAAACTCTAATTAATCTGGACACATCAACATTTTCCTCTTTCAATGTTTTTGGGTTTTTAAATAATACCCTACTATCATTTACTTTTAAAATGTGTTCACCATCTTCAATAACAGCGTCATCTGTATGTTTACGCCAATCATGTGAAGAATATCCTAATACATCATTACTCATAATTTCTCCTAGTTTAACTTTATGTAATTAATTTTACCCTCTACATAACCAATAACATTTTTCTTTATCTTTGGTTTTTTAAACATAGAGTTAGCGTCACCTGGTTTAAAACCATCTTTAAGTGACAATGTTATATGAGCAGAACCTGGGTTTGCTCTTTTAATTTTTTTATCTGTATCTGTAAGGAACATATCTTTGACCCACAATGCGTCAATGTTCTTATTTGCTCTATAAGCAGTTATCACAGCACCCACATTCTTACCTACTAACTTTATAAACTTATCATATATTTTTTTAGTAGGTTTATATGCAAGTGTAATATGATCTGAAACTATGTTCGGCATTGTTGCTCTTTTCTTTACAACATTACAACTTGCCCTATCTAATTCTACAGCAAAGTATCCGTTCATTATTTACCTATTTGACTTTCTGCTTCTAAATTTAAAGCAACATCAATGTCTGAATCTTCTCTCATCCATGATGTGTCTTCTTCATAATCATTCTTTTTAATTACTTCTTCGATCTGCATAAAATAGCACCAGTTATCACCAAAGGTAATTGCACCAGTATAATTTAAATCAGTATCATATTCCTTTGCATTAACTCCTAACTCAGCAGCAATATCAGTTGGGTCAGTAGCAATACCGATGTTAGTTATAACACCTTCTCTGCCTTTATCATCTCTTATTGTATCTCCTAATTTAATTTGCATAACGATTTCCTCCTTCTCGTTTTAGTTCGTTTTTGTATGTTCTAGCATCCAAACTCTTTGTAAGTTCGGGTGCAAAATCGTATTTAAAAAATTGTCTACCATTCCACAACTGACCATAATCATTAAAAAATGATTTATCATTATCAACTATGTCAGCACCAAATTCATCTGTATATGTTTTGTAGTAATCTTTACCAGAAAGTATTTCTACTTCACTATGACCTGTAGCATTTGTAGCGTCTTCGTTAAAATTTTTATCACAGAAAGATTTTATCTTTTTGAAATTATTGATACATCTGTTTATATATTTTTCAGGTACATTTCTGAATATCGTATAATAGATAGGAAAAAATTCATCATATCTATCCTCAGAGTCTTGGTATTCTCTTTTGTAAACAAGGTTAAAAGTATTATTTTTTGTAAGTTCTTTTGTCATATACACATATAATATACTATATTGGGATATAAAACAAGCACTATTCCTATTGATTTTACTAGGTTTTTAGGGTATTAGGGGGCGCAAAATGACGCACTTTAGTGAAAAACGTACTATTTCCAGTAGTTTTTGACCCATTCGCCTGATTCATACTGCATAGCGTAGTCTGGATTAGGATGACCATGAAATACACATATCTTTGCTTTCTTTTTTAAAGGGTGTTTCTTAGGTAAATACTTCTCATACTTTTGTGGTTGACCTCTTTCAGGCCATTTAAATGAGTATGTCCAATCATCTGGTAATATCTGCGTCTTTTCATGTCTTAACATCATGTCAGTTATCACATTTTGATCTCCGTGCATACCATCATATAAAGATTTATTATTCATATAATCATCATAGATAAAACTATGATGTTTTAGATTATATCTTAACACACTTGAATTAATAGTAGTTGTAGGTTGACCGAAATCTCTTATACATAAAAAATCTTCATCTCTGTATTGTGTAAAAAATTCATCTAGTTCATTAATCACAACAACATCTAAATCCATATACAAAATATTACCTTCTATTTCTAATCGTTTATCATACAGGTGCATTTTATTCCACCAGCCGTCAAACTGTGGGTCAGGTATTCTGATAGGTTTTACTCTCTCTGCAAAAGCATTGTTTGGTTCATCTGTTAAACAATAGAAATTAAAAGGTCTTGTCATGTTTCTTTTGCACATACTATAAAGTATGTTTACAAACTTGACAGGATACTTTGTTCCCCAATGTACACAAATTATATTATCCATGTAAAATCCTATATGCTGTGCCATCTTCTATCTCTGGTATTGTAAATTGATTATGAGATAACATATTCAACCATGGCTCTACTTCTTTTCTGCTAGGTTTATATGGCGTGTTTATATTAGGTAGATTGTTTATTGACATATCAAAGGCAACATTATTAGCATGAGTTAATACAGGCACTTGATTTAATATTGCGTCAACTGAAGCTAAACTCATATTTGTAATTAGACAATGACAATTTTTTAAGTCTTCTTTTATATCAGTTTGCCACCATTGATTACCAGGTCTAGGTTTGTTTCTAAATTTTATAGGTCTATCTGTATGTTGTCTTAATTCACTTTTAACTTGTTCAACCCATTCGTCTTGTGTTATACCATTTACATATTGAGTAACCGTTGGTGATGAAGGACATAATAATATATGTTCACCCTCTGACCAACCTTTAAACTTTACATCAATACCTTGTTGCTCTAGTTTTGAAAGTCTATCAACAGAGCCTGTCTTACCTTTCTTTACATGAAGTCCACCTTTTACTATTCTAAAATATGTTTTGTCTATATCATGTATTACAGGTGCTGGGTATCTAGTTATTTGTTGAGTTAGATAACCATTATCGACCATATAATATTCTTCGTTCTTTTCTATACAACTTTTTATCTGTGGTATATTTTTACCTGCAAGACCCCAAAAAAAATGTACAGGTTTCATAGGTGTATCTTGCCAACCTTTTTTTATGGCAGGCCATATCTTATGTGATAAACATTTATCCCATTCTATGTTATGTGTAATAATCATCTTTTACTTCTTTTAAATAAATACTCTGCAACTTTGTATATTCTATGTAAATTGGTGACACTATTCTTCCAGTATTTTTTCATCAAAGGTTCTGCAATTCTTCTAACTGCTTTACTTCGTTTACTTTCTTTTACACCTGTTTCAAATACTGCACCACCTGACAGTTTTTCTTCTCTTGTAAAATCATCTATCATAAATCTATTTTTACTAATTCATCATATACTCTAAACCATTCATTCGCATAATCAGATTTTTCATAACCTTTAAAGTAAGGACCACCTAGTGTGAAGTGTACATTATCTGCCTTTACATTATAATCATATTCACTAACTAACCAGTTCCAGGTAAGAGGTAAACTACCTATCAAGTTCTCTGATTCTAACCATCTAAATTGATGTAGTTCTAAACCTGTCGCTGTGTTTACAAATTCAGGTGTTAATGTTTTACATTTTGCATTGTTCATCATCATCATGCTTGACCAGTTTTTCTTTGGAAAAGGTTCGTTCTTTGCACCTCTAAACTTAGCATTCTGATTGGGTTTATAATCATGTTTACAACACATCACAGCATAGTCATCATCTCTTAACTTCCATAAATTGTTTATATCAGTTCTTAATAACATATCACAATCCATGAATATAGACCAACCTTCATAGTTAGATAGGTATGGCATAAGAAATCTGCTAAATGCAAATTCTGTTGATTGATTAGGTTGTTTCTTTCTAGTAAATATATTTCTTGTTGTAGATAAATCTAATGGTGTTATTCTAACAGGTTCGCTTGAGTGTTGTCTTATACTCTCTGATAAAACACTATAAGCAATCTTCTCACCTTCATCATAACCTATAAAAATATTAATCATACTCTTGCCTCTGGACTCTTTCCTGATAACTTTCTATTACCTTTTGTGTGATCATATATGGGACCTAATACTGATCTTGCCTGTACATGTCCTTCCTTATTATCACCTATGTTATGATTCTTAACACCTTTTGCCTCGAATCTTTTTCTTACTACGTCCCATATGTATGAGTCGTGTTGTTCTTTTTCTTTATAAATTAAATCTTTATTGTACATCTCTCTCATCGCTCTAGCATAGTTTTTAGTTTCTGGATGTGACATATTAAAATATAAGAAGCCACATTCACTATAACTAGGTCTACCTAAGTGAGTCATCATACAATCTTCTCTGTGAATATTTTTACTAATCCAATCACCATCTATTGGTTTGTAAAATACACTATCTGCGTCTATACAGATTATACCATTATAAGCATTACTTGCTTGTAATATTGCTTCTGTATAAGCATAAACTTTATATGAAAATCTTACACCGTCTGTCCTAAAGTCATTATTTTTTTCTTCATAACTTGTAAACTTATGTCTATCTTTGTTTCTATCTACAAACTCTTTGAGTTCGGGTATCTGAGCATACATGCCTGTGTCTTCGTTGTAAACTTGTAATTGAAATGGCCAGTTGTAGGTCGCTCTAAATCTGTGAGCATAAGCTGCTTCTAATTTATTATTAAATGTTGTGACTACTAATATATTCATATAAATGATCCCAAGGTTTACCTTTTTGTATTTCTTGTACACTCCATTGAGCATATGCTAAATTATATAATAATTGTTCTCTTTCACCTAGTTTTGGATTTTCAATATCGTTGATACTATGAGATGAAATCTCCCATACAAAGTTGTACTGACTAGTAGGGATCACTGGCACACCGTCTAGGATTGCGTCTAAACTACTACCTGAAGTGTATGCTACACAACAATGAGCATTTTTTAAACTATCTCTGATTGTCATATTCTCGTCATATTTTACTTGTTTTGTGTCGTGGAAGTTTCTACTTATAACTTCTCTTATCTTATTACTATTCTCTGGATGATCTCTAAAAACAATAGGTCGTTTTGTAATTCTTAATAAGTGTCTTATAGTTGTAGTGACCCATAAATCCATATCTGCACCTAGTAAAGAAGCGTCATTTAGATTTTGACCTAATACTAATATGTGTTCACCATTTGTTCGCCAAGGTTTAATTGATAAACCTAGTTTGTTAAATCTATCTGGTTTACAATCTTTATTATTAAACTCTGCTAAATTGTTTAAGTAATGATTTAAACCAACTCTGTAATAATTATGTCTTCTACCAATCGTTCTTCCTAGTAGTGGTGTTTCTATTATTATAATAGGTTTTCTACCATGTTGTTTTACAATATCATCTTTTAAGATATGATGTGGTGCTCTAGCCCACTTGTAATCTTTTTTAGATAACTTTTTCCATGAACCAAACATGACAGCAATATCACAACTTTGATAAATCTCTGAAGTTGTCATTTTAGAATCAGGTATTTTCTGTTGAAAATCTCTTAACAATTGCCTATCACATTCAGCAACAGCTGATCTCTCATAAACATATATCATCTTTTTAATATGACTGCCTCACTTAAACATTTATTTCTAGGTCTGTTTAAATACATGTCATAACCTTTATCTTTAAACTCTTTTAATAAATCTTCATATTGTTTTAAACTATTTTCATTATCAATAAGTTTTACTTCAAACTCTATTAGAAATGCTTTGAAGTTTATATCATTGTCTAATATCTCTCTGCAAAAATCATACCACACACCTTCTATATCTGCTTTAATAATATCAACGTCATTCATATCATCTGACATAATAGTTTTTAAATTCTTTGTAGGTACATCAATGTATGCTGGGTCTTTGCCAAACTGAGGTAATGGTAATAGAGAATAACATTTAGATAGATCATTCTTATCATAATAAAATTTCATGTTGCCATTATCTTTCGCATAAGCAATTTGATGAAATGTCATATTCTTTTTGCCTTCAAAATCTGTTTCAAATAACTTGACACTATCTGGTGTGGGATCATAACAATGTATATTCATATCAGCATTGTCTTTCAACATAGATTGTTCCCAACCCACATCTCTATGTACACCTAATGATAATACATTCTTACTTTCTTTAACTATTTTTTCTGGCAACCAATAGTTCTTATATTGTTTAAATGTTTGAGGTTGTAAATAGACACCTTCTAATTTTTTTATTTCTGATAGTAATTGTTCTTCATTCATATAATTTTCTGATCCTTTATCCATTCTTGTAATTTTTTTGCATATGTTAACATACCTATATGATTTGTATGTTGATCTTCGTCTGCGACCTGATACTCTTTGTTTGTTAATGTAAACTCAAATAAACTATATTCAGGTTGATAATAATATATAGTATCTATTTGTTCTCTTAATTTTATAACTTCCCAATTTTTAGGATCGTATTTCATAATACCATTAATAGTATTATACATAAAATACTTTTTACCTTGTAATAACTTTTGTATTAGTAATATATTTTTGTATGAGTGATATGCTAATTGTTCTCTCATATCATAATTTTTAAAGTCTATATCATTCCACTTTTTTGTTTCAAAGTTATCAATAGGTAGTTCTGGTCCTTTACTAAATGCTTTTCTTTTAGTTCTATATCTTTTCTCTCTTGTAGATACATATTGAAATCTTGCTGGGTGTGATAAACCTATCATGTATATACCATCTTCAAAATCATAAGTCATTAATCTTCTAACAACGGTGTCTATACCTGCACCTGGACTTGCATAGTTAACTTCTTCTAAATTATTAAAATCTGCAATGTATGTTGATGTAGATTTATGCTCATCTATTAGTGTGTTAAGTTCACTAGCACAATTACCATATGAAACACTACAACCTAAATTATACAACTTTGACATTATATTTTTCCTCAAATTTTATAGCATGAAATCTATTATTCACCATCGGTTTACCTTTTATATTTAGTGACGTGTTTAATAACATAGGACAACCTGTCTTATCTTTCCATCTTTTAAGTAGATTGTAGAAACCTGGATTGTCTTTCTCACTTACGGTCTGTACCCTACTTGTACCATCTGCGTGTACTATGGCAGGAAAATCATTCGGGTGTTTACACTTTGCCACAAACTGCATATAAGGACTTCTTCTAACAGGCATTTCAAAATATTCGTGTACATCTTCCTCTAGTATTGCTGGTGCGAAAGGTCTAAACTTTTGTCTTTTCTTTATTTGATTTACTTTATCCTTTACATCATCACCTCTAGGATCAGCAAGTAAACTTCTATTACCTAATGCCCTAGGTCCATATTCTGCTCTACCATTTGCGACACCAACCATGTCATGCGATTGTATCTCTTGTATGATACTATCAATCGGATACTCACCTTCTATGTTTGTGCCTAGATAAGGTCCTTCCCATTTAAGTTTCTTTTTAGTGACAGCAGGTATACAACCTAGTGCTGAACCACTATCGCCTGGGTTAGGCATGATCCATATATTCTTTTTTACTAAACTATTAGCAACACAATTTAAAGCACAACCACCACTTAAAATTAGATTATCTTTCTTACAATACTTGTCAACTAATTTAAGTAATATTTCCTCATAGACTTTCTGTACTGAGGCTGCTAACTCAAAAGGTTTTGCCCATGGTAAAAAATCTCTACAACCCTTGTGTAGATTAGTCTTAAATAGTTTTTTGATTGCTGTTGTATAATTAGGTTTGCCATATGCAGCCATACCCATTGTTATATATTCTTCTTCGTTTGCTTTAAGACCTATTCTATCTGTTATTGCTGAGTATAATAACCCTACTGAATATGGATATTTCATTGAGTGTATCTTCTTATGATTATCCCATACCGTTAATGTTTCAAACTCACCTATTGCGTCTATCGTCAATATATTTGCGTCATCAAAAGGTGCTGTATAATATCCACCTGCCATATGTGACTCATGGTGAGATACATATTCATCAATCTTTATATTAAATTGTTTTAGATATACAGATGGTAGTTTCTTGTAATCAAATGCTTTGCTATATTGTGTGGCATATAATTGTCTTGCCTTTTTAAGTATAGGTCTTTCAAAGTAAATGACACAATCCCAAGGTCCATTCATATGTGCCTCGCTCACTATATCTAAATTTAAAAACTTATCGTTCTTAATTTGTGAGTATCTTTCAGCATGAGCAGCCCATATGATTTTATCATCTTCAACTATTGCCATAGCTGCGTCATGGTTTAAACAATTGATTCCTAAATATCTCATTCGTATAAAAATGGGTCTTCGTCTTTTGATTTCTTTTTTGTAAACCAGTTCTTTATTCTTTGTATTAGTTTTTTAATCATTTTTCTTCCTGTAAAAATTTATATGCGTATCCGCTTTTCATCTCTGCTAATTTAAATTGAGCACCTAGTAATGAATATAACCATTGTTCTCTTTTAGGCATGTATGGTTCTTCTATACAATCTAAATGTTCTAAATTTAAACTGACAGGTTTAGCAGGTGAGTGTTCACTTGTAAAACTAGGTATGCCTCTTACAACAGACTCTACTGCACACATTGAGTGCCAAGATACCATTGCCCATGCGTCTTTTAAATCTTCATGTAATGGTTTCATTAACTTTGGTCCCCATTCAGCATTATCAATGTATTTGTATCTTACTCTTATTTCTCTATCTGTATGTTGTTTTAGTTTATTTACAATTTCATTTGTCCAGGTATGTCTATCAATACCATACCATCTTGCTGTATGATAACTAGGTGGTATTACAACAATATGATTACCTTTAGTTCGCCAATCTTTTAATTCTGTTTCTTCGTATGAGTTTTTTCTAATCTCTTTATATCTGTCTTCATATTTTTGAGATGTGCTAATAAAATTCTTTTGTGTATTGTTAACAATAATTCTATACCATATATCGCCAAAGTCTTTATGAGGTACATAATTACTTGCAAAGAAATATGGTTGATCAAAGTAATAAAACTTTGTATTTGTTTCTAAACACTTTTCATATAATTCATGCGTGTTTCTAATTATACCTTGAAAGGCAACTTCTACGTTTTCTAATTGTTGATCCCATTCGGGCCAATGAAATCTATAAAATCTATCAGCTGCAACACCCTTATTAGGTCCAGGTTTTTCTGATGGTGTAAAAAACTTACTCTTTTGTTTACTAGCAAACCCTTGTATAAATTGGTCTGTCGCCCATTTTGTAGAGAACAAATAAATCATTTTTTAAATATATAATATAATCTTTTACCTGATTGTCTAGCGTTACCTGACTTAATCTCTTGTCCGTATTTCTCTCTAAATGCTATTAACATTTTATCAACATGAGATTGATTTAAAGGTCTACCCTCTAACTTTTGTGTTTCGTAAATCATTATGCCACCATCTTTTGTCATATGATAGTGACCATTAGCAATTGTGTTTTCATCTAACTTATCATTATCTCTAACTTGTATTGTCATAGCAAAAGAAAATACAACGTCATAGGTATCAGTTGACTCTGTGACATAATCTTTAAAACCTTTTGTCACCCATGTCACATTCTCTGGCAACTCTGGCGCTTGTACAAATGGTTCTAATGCTGTTATATGTTTAAAGCTATCTGCTAGTTCTACACTAAACTCACCATGATTAGCACCTAAGTCTATTAGTGTTTTATCTTTACCTGCATATTGTCTTAAATCTAAATTATCTATTCGCCACTTCGCACTATTACCAACATTTGATTTTTGATAATTATTCCATTCATTCTTTACCATATTATTTGCCTTTCTTAATTCTTCTGGATATTTAGTTCGGTTCTTTTTAGTCATTAATGTACCATTGATTAGTAATATCTTCAATCTATTTTCAAACACACTTGAATCCCAATGTCTTCTTATGTGATTAATAAAATCATCTTCTATTTCTAAATCACTTCCTTCAGGTAATGCGTATTCAAAATCAACTAATTTTATTATACCGTTATGCAATAATAGATTATTTTTTTGTAGTGTACCACCATACAACTTTATATTTGCATTGTCTAATGCCTCTGATATTTGCCATACATGTTCTAATAGTTCTGGTCTTGCTTTACCATCATAGGGAAATATCTGACCACAATAGATCATCTCTATTGTTAGTTTATTATCATCACATTTTATTATTTGAGGAAAATGTTTATTACCCTCTAATCTTTTTAAGCATTCTTTTTCTCTTTGATACGATTGTTTACCACTACCTCTATATCCTTTACTCTGTGCCTTATCAAATACTTTTAATACTGAGTCACCATTTATGAATACTTGACTTGCTTTACCTTGTATCATAACCTGCCTTTGCAACATAATAAGCATCCACTACATCTGTCACAGGATTGTTTAGTTTAGATTGATCAAACTCTTTCATCAAATCAACATCTGTATCTTTTAAAAATTGTTCATACATCTTTAACTTATCAGCATTACCTTTACCTGTAGCATTCTTCTTTACCTGACCAGGTACAATACTTTCAAATCTTTTGTTAAGTTTGTATAGTTTATGTTTGAGTGTACCCATGTTTTCTGCTAGATTGAAAACTAGGCCTTTACTACCGTAAGAATATCCTTCTATAAAAATATTACCAATAGCAGTATTAATAATAGACATCGCCCAATCTGAAATCTGGTCGTGTCGTTGTGTCTCGGTGGTATAGGAAGCATGAAGTCTGCCATTTATCTTACCATTATAAAAATCACCTTCATATTTTTTTACATTTGTTAAGTAATATATTTTACAATTATCTAGTTTAAATGGTCCTTTACATACACATATAGCAGGACTAGTTAAACTATAATCAATTCCAATCGTCTTCTTCTTGTTCATTATCAAATACAGCGTCTTCTTCTTCTATCAAAGACTCTGCTCCACAGAAAGGGCAAGTTGTAGGTTCTATTTCCTCATCTGGCCATTTAATGTTATACTCTGCGTCACAATGGTGACATTTAAGTTTTGTTTGATTGCTCATTATAGTTTAAAAGTTTTAAATTGATCTTTCTTAACATCTTGTTTTACACCACCAATTACATAAGATTCAATCTCTGTTTCTTGTGGTGCGTTTTGTAATGACCTGCTGTTCAACCAGTGTTCAGTCCACGGTAGTGGATTTGTGTTTATTGATTGTTCATATTTAGGTTCTAATCCTATTGCTCTCATTCTTCTATTAGCAATATATTCTACATATTGATGTAATAGTTTTTCTGATAGACCTATCATACTGCCTTTTGAAAATAGATAAGTTGCCCATCTCTTTTCTTCTTGTACAGCGTCATCATATAATTTATAAACTTCTTCTTCGGTATCTTTAATTACTTTATCCATGACTTTATCTTTTTCATAGTTTTTGTAATTGTTTATTATTCTTTGTGACATGGCAAGGTGTTGACTTTCATCTCTAGCAATTAAAGATAATATCTTTGCACTACCTTCCATAAGTTTAAGTTCACCAAATGCAAATGAACAAGCAAATGATACATAAAATCTTAAACCTTCTAATATGTTTACTGTCACTAGAGCAAGCCATAATGCTTTCTTTAGTTCATACATATCAACTGATTTAGGATCCATCTTATATTTGTATCCTAATTGTATTAGATGATCGTATTGATCTGTCACAGACTTTGATCTTTTTTCTATTTTTTGATCTGCTATTATCGTATCAAAAACATCACTAGGGTCAGAGTATAGATTTTTAATAATGTA